ACAATGTGCACGTTACGATCAAATTCAGGATACACAATGCCCTGCTGGTTTGTGAACTCTCCAAACAATCTTGATCGCTGGCTAGCCTCCGACATGTGTGCGATCGCCTTGCGCATTTTGACGCTTGACACATACGGATTATCTAGCCCGCTGATCGTATATGTGCCGTAGCCTGTTTGCGGATTCTCTATAAATACATCATGTACCCATGTGATCCCCTTAAGTGGCGTCATTGTGCAAATCACTTTCCCTTTGTGGTCAATACACCGCAACATAGACTCGTCAAATATCGGCTTCGGGTGCTCTTCATCCAGCACGACAAGAGACACGGCCCCGCCTTGGAACTTTTCCCGCCCTGACTCCGCAGACATAGACAGAATCTTACCGCCGTTTGGAAGTAATGCGTGTGCTCGATCCTGTGCCTTCCATCTGACAAAGCGAGTATTGATCGGGCAATACTTCTCGATCTTTGGGCGTAGATATGTCAGGGCGTCGCCATATGACAGCGCAGAGACCCAAACCTCGCTCGGCTCTTTTGGGAGCAGTTCGATCGGGATCTGATTCAGTGCAGCCCACTCTCTAACCCACCATTCATTAGAGCCAGCCGCAAAAGCCACAGGCAACATCCCCGCCCCGCTTTCCGTCTTGCCGCTACGATTCCCACCACTCAACAGAAACGCCTCAGAATGGCGCAGAGCGTGCACAACTCCTTCCCTTTGACTTGTGCGCCTCTCTGTTATGTTGCAGTGCTTACAGGTGTACAGTCCATTACCTACAAACGTCATCGGCTGCCCGCACCCTCTTTCTCTTTCTGACTGACTGGCTAATCCATCCCATCTATGACAATGAGGAATCCACAGGCGGGCAAGTGCTAAGGGATACTCTTTGGCGATTGTCTCCAGTTTGTTGCTTACTTGGAGATACTTGATCAGGTGTTGTTTGTTCATGCGCCCAATGTATCATAAAAGATAAACTATTGACACAAAAAGAGGGAGCCAGCCAGCCCCCTCTAAAACAACCATACTTTCAATCAGTCAACGGAGATCGATCATTGTGCCCTGAATGTATTCAGCAACAGAGCCGCAAGGATAGATCAAACGTGTGTGATGATGTATTCTAACACATTCTAGAGCGTCTACAATGTAATCAAATTCCTTCTTGATCCAGTCTGTTTGTGTGCCGCTGTTGATTAGAATCTTATACATGCTGACCCCCTGCGATTTGAATCAGCATCTTCTCGATCTTCTTAACTACAACGTCGAACTCTTCTGTTGTCTCTGTATATCCCTGATGCGTGTGCCATATGCGCACATACTTCTTTTCATCCTGCTCAATGCTGACAATGTTGAGCACATTGATATATTTATCGCCGAGCCTTGTCTTAACTTTGATCATTGAGTCCCTCCAATGCTTTTGATTTTCATGATCACCTCCTCCCACGTTTCAGAAGTTGGAACAACTGCGCCACCCTCCAAGAATATTAGCAGCATGCCTGTCTTTTCCTCCATGTGTGTGATATGTCCGATGTTGATCAGTACTCTCAAGTCGCTTGCGTTTCTAATGATAATCATCTAGTGCTCCTGTATTCTTTGCTCTGCTTTCTTACTGGCTAACTTGCTATTATCAAAGGCGGTAAAATTAGCCCCTGAACGCTTGATCACATCAAGCAGATCGATCATGCTACCCTCTACAATAAACGGCTGCGGATCATCAAGTGTTCGAATCCTGCACACTGAATCAGCAAAAGGCTTGCCCTGCGCCTCAATAGATACAATGTGATCGACATTGAGCAATACAGAGCCAGTGCGGCGAATCTTGCCGTTGTCGTCTAGTGTTGCAATGTTTAAGCCTATGAATCTTGACATGTTGCCCCCTTAGTCTCTCTCTGCGTTGATCTTCAGTGTATACAGTTTGTAATGATCCCAATACTCATCCACGGGATGCAAACACCTTGCCAGTCGATACAAATAGTGAGCGGCTGGATACACCTCGCCGACTTTCCATTTGTTGATTGAGGCGCTGCTTGTGTTGCATAGTGCTGCGATCTCTTTCACTGTCAGATCAGATACTTTGATCTCAGCGTGTAGCAGATCAGCAAATGATCCCTCCCTGCGTAGACGTACCACAGTGCGCCCCCAGTCTTTGATCTCTTGTCGTTCTTGTGTTGTCATTTTGTGCTCCGTTGTTTTGATTTAGTTGTTGATTGTCTTGATGTTGTTGTCAACAGTTGTTTTTACTAAGATTTGTTCTTTAGGTCTTAAATCAATTGATCTATTACTATATCGCCCTCTCCACATTGTGGTGGATGGATAACTACAAGTATATCCATATGGTTTTAAAACGAGTATTTGACCGCCTTGTTTTACACACAATATGATGTTTGTTGTTTGTATTGGATGTATCGAGATCACATCATCTATTTTGTGACCACGTGGAAGATCATAATTTTTAGGTAGTGTTATAGTCATTATTGACTCCGTTGTTGTGAATGGGCAGCCGAAGCCGCCCGAGTTGATTGATTATTTTGTACTGACTAGAATCCAAATTGAGTCAACTGGACCCTCTGTCTTTCCGTTCCACTTGAAAACAGTTTCACATATACTTGAAATGATTTCTGTGTCTTCAGTAAATGCCTTGCTTCGAATCAGTTGGATTAAGACTTTGCTGTCCATATTGGTTTTGATTCCGTTAATTGTGATTGTCATTTTTGACTCCGTTGTTGTTGTGTACATTATAAACATAAGTTATTTGAAAACATATGTCAACATATTTATTAACTTTTGCACAAAATAAATTTATAGGCGATCTCTATTCCTCATCAAGATCAATAATCGGCGGCGCTAACTGTGCCATGTTCTGACTGACTTGCTCAGCCTCTTGCAATAGTTGTGTAACGCTCATATTTTCAGGCGTGATTGCGATCTGTACTTGTGGCTCGTCTTTCTGCCCCCAGCCTGTTTTCTTTTCGAGCCACCACTGCGCCGCCCGTATGTCTCCCTCTTTTACGGCTCTGTGTACGATTCCCATTGCCATGATATCGGGGCGGGCTTCAGCCTGTCTAAATTCTAAAAGAAAATCGTGATAGAGTCCCTTATTTGCTTGCTCTCCTCGCCTGATCCAGTTCATGAGTGTAACTAAAGTTATCCCGGCATGTTTGCACGCTAGAGACTTCGAACCGCCTACAGAGATCACTTGTAGAATCTCTCGCCGTGCTTTATCCGTCAGTTTGCTCTTTCTGCCCATCTAAGATCCCCTTGTTGCGTTCTGCTTTTGCCCAGTTTACACGCCCCTGAATGATTGGATAATAGTCTTCTGTCATTTCACAACCTACAGCATTAAAGCCTTCTAGAATCGCACTCACTGCCGTTGTTCCACTGCCTAGAAACGGATCAAGCACTGTGCCCCCTTGTGGAGTCAGCAAGCGACAAAGCCAGCGCATGAGTTTGATCGGCTTAACTGTTGGATGAAAGTTCTTGACGTGTTCAGCAGTACGACCAGCGCCCGCTCTTGGAGAGTTCAAGCCGTCCGATCCTTCTTTGCGTTGTGTAGCCTCTGCGCCTGTCTTGCCTGTCAAATGATCAAGTCCTGCCTCTTTCTCGGATCGTGCTGGCTTCTTGCATTGATATACGTTTGCAGGCCATCGCCCGATCTCGTTTGCTTGCTTGTATTGCCAATTCAGTTTATTGTATTCCTCGCTTTGATCAGGAAAAAAATTCGCATAGCCTTTTGATTTTTTCAACTCGCTAGTATCCCCAAAATGACAATCATCCCCATAAGCAAAACGACCAGCATCTATATTGATCGCCCCTGTACCCCATTTCAAGACATTCTCGGCAATGCTTGAACAGTCAGAATCGATCGGCTTTCTTGCAAGCACTGCGGGCTCTTGTGCGGGCTTTAATGCAGTGCCCCAGCCTTCCCATTGTTGCGCTTGTGGGCTTGCGGGTGCTGTTATACTTTTTTCATTTTGTTTTGTTTTTCCTATTTCAATATAATACGAGGGTACAGGTCTATTATCCAAACCAATTACTTCACGCTGATCAGATACTCCCAACTTTGAATCTATCGCCTTTGAGATATCCAAACTCTTAGGGAATCCGCTTGTATAGATCCAACTAATCATGTCTCGAACTTCAAAGCCCGCCTCAGCAATCGCCACGCCCATAGGAAAGACAGTGCGAGATCCTGAGAATGCGACAAGATGCCCGCCGGGCTTTAAGACTCGCAGACACTCCGCCCACAGTTCGACAGAATAGGCGATCCCAGTGCTATCCCATGACTTGCCCATGAATCCCAGTTCATACGGTGGATCGGTTACTATCGAGTCTATACTGTTATCGGGTAACTCTTTCAGCATGTCGAGACAGTTGCCCTTCAACAATCTGAAGTCAAGATCCGATTCTACGGGTGGCGGTTCGATGGCTTCTACTGGCTCCCCGTCGCCAAATGGATCAGCGTCTAGATCCTCCAATAGTTCGTCAAGTTCATGCTGTTCAAAACCGAGCACGTCCAGATCCTCGCCCTGCTCTTTGAGGTCCATCAACAGGCTAGATAGTTGATCAGTATTCCAGTCGGCTTTCTCTCCGAGTTTGTTGTCGGCTATCATGAGTAACTCAGCATCGACAGGCGACAGATCCACATAGACAACGGGCACAGTATCCAGCCCGAGTTTCTTTGCTGATTTCCAGCGTGTGTGCCCCGCCAAAATAGTGCCGTCTTTGTTTGCAATGATCGGGCTAGTGAATCCGAATCGCTTGATCGAGTTTGCGATACTATCCACAGCGTGATCGTTGTGTCGTGGATTCTTGTGGTGTGGATGCAACTTGTCAATCCGTACAAACTCGCCGACTGAATGCTCATTCATTTTCTGATCTCCTCGTGTTCTTTCTTGATGGCGTCTCTAACAATGCGGCTCTTTGATTTGCCTGTGTGCTCTGCAATATCTCGCAACTGCTTGAGACTCTCTGCATCCATACTCACACAGATATTTTTATGCTTGATCTCTTTGGTCATTTGCGCACCAAGTACAAACGATCGGCGACATGTTGCAAGATAATCTTTCTACAATACACAGCGGGATCTTCATTGTGTGCAATCTGTGCGAGCACGTTGATCTGTTGTATTTGTACGGGGCTGAGTTGGATTGTGAGGCCCATTTGTTCTAGTTGCTGGGCTGGACTGGCTGCGGCTTGTTTGATGCTCTCTCTGTCTGTCTGACTGATTTCTTTAGTTTTGCGTTTTGCTGGCATGTTGTGCTCCAAATAGAAAAGGGGGATCGCAATGATTCCCCCTCACTATATAGGACTATAGAATCACTGTCAATTCTTAGCCGCTCCCATAGCCTCAGCCAGTGACAACGGAGACACATAATTAGCGGACGTATCCTCACCGATCTTCTGTCTCATTCTGCGCCTGTTGCCGTGCTTGTATTGGACCTGATCTCTCCGCAGTCTGTCTCGGGTTGCCTGATAGCGCTGCTGTACTTCAGGCGGCATATCCCAGCCGTATCGCTTGCACATCATGGAGCCAAATACAGAGCCCCATAGAGGATGATCCCAGCAAGCCTCGATCTGTCCGTGTTCATTTACACGAATGATTCCGGCGTCGATCTTCTTTTGCCAGTGGTGATGGCTTTGCTCTTGTGCTGGCACAATACGATCTTGATCGGGGTCGTAATAACTGCAGTGAATCTCAGCAAATTGATCTTGCGCTCTCATCCAGTCCATGATCTCGAGATATGATTTGTGTTGACTCTTAGCGGCTAGATCACAAGTACATGCTCCCTTGTAGTGTGCCTCCGCTTTCTTTTGTAATGACTGCCTGAATCCATAGAAATAGACTTCTCTGAATCCGCCTGTCTTGCCCTCGTCATCCGTGCGGCAATGTTCGCAGTATGTCTCATCAACTGGGATGCTGTGCCAGTGGTGTTTGAAGTCATTGCGCTGTGTGGTCATGTAGTGCACAACCTGTTTGATTGTTGGCAGCCATTCCAACTCGTTGATCAAGTAGTCTTGAAACGCCTGAGTTAAATAGTTCTCGGGTACGTTGCGAAACTTCTTAATGTACAGGCCATACTGACCTTTGATCCAAAAGTGATTTCTCTTAAAGTGATCGGCAAGGTTAGAGAGGAATCTGAAAATGATTTGTCCTCTGTAACTGGTGACATAGTCGGGGTAATTTTGTTGCATTATTTGCTCCGTTGTTGTTTTGCCAGCCTCAGAAGTCGACGGGCTGTGTTGTAGGATAGTTTGTTATCTTTTGCGTATTGTGTCAAGTTGATTCTCTGCCGCCGCAATAACATCAAGTACAGTTGTGAATAGTGCCACACAGCCCCCTGATCTTCTTCTAGGAGGCTGATAGGCATCTTGATATATAGATCCATTATCTAACACGCTGCGCATTGTACTGAATACATTTATCGAAGTGGCAGAAATAGATCACAACGCTGTAAATGTGTTGCTCACATTGACTCAAGACATACCAGCGTTCTGATTTGAATGTGTGATTTTGATGCTGTGGAATACTGTTGAACATGCCCATGAATCGATCAAATGAGATCGATCGCCAGTGTGGATTTATAGATGGTATTGTGTGCATGATTGCTCCGTTGTTGTTGTGTTGTGTTGATTATAGTACAAACATTTTAGTATCTGAATTTACGCCATTACAGCATGTATTGATTATTGATTGTAATTCCTCAGTTGGCATTTTATCACTGAATGAATATAAACTCTGATCTATTATTTGTAGTGCACCGTACCAATCAATTTCTCCATTAACTAAAGAAATTTTTTTCAAATAAGAGCCTTCAAACAATACTATTGATGGCTCGCCATCTTGCAAAAAATCATTGTACAGATCCAACGCTTTTTTAAAGCCCTCGAGCGTCGCTTCAAATTTCTGTCCATAATCGCCCATTACCCAAAATTCTCTGATTGTGATCTCCTCGGTAATGTCTCCGGTCCATTTCATTTGTTTGATAAATTCTTTAACTTGTTGTGTCATGATATGCTCCGTTGTTGTTATTGCTGTGCTGCTTTGATTTGCGTGGTGTGCATTTCAATAAGATAATCATAGTTTGGGGCCTTGTTCCATTTCTGTTCCAAGTACTCTATGCGCTCTTCCGCTTGTTGTGCGTTAGAATGATTTTCGACGTGTGCAACCCAGCCGTGACGCTGATTAACGATGGTTATGGTGTAGATAGTCATAATATGCTCCGTTGTTGTTGTGGTGGGGGATTGCTCCCCCTGTTGTTGTTTATGCCTTTGATTTCTTAAGATACTTACGTTGCCAGTTTCTTGGCGTATGGGTTGCAGTACCCTCCCATGATTGCCCATCAAACTGAACAAGATACGTGATAATTGGTTTTACGCTACCATCTCGCATCAAAAGCCCATCGTCCTCGATTTTGATTACTGTGCCGCTTTTGTCAGTGCGGCACTCCCACCAACAGTTTTTCTTTCCAAATGCAGATAGTTGTACTCTGTCGCCCACTTTAAATGATTGCATGATATGCTCCGTTGTTGTTGTTGTTTGTACGTTGTGTACATATTTATAATAACAAATACGAATCGCTATTACAAACATATTTATAAAATTAGATGAAATTAAATAGATAGATAGACAGTAAGACAGTAGAACGATCCCGCAATAATCGACAACGTAGACGAAAGATCCTTATTTTA